GTCGATTGAAAAGATCAATAGGGATTGGCCGGTATAAGGAGCAGGATAAATTAAAGTATGGCATACACTTCAGCAGGATTCACTGACACACAGGACAACCAAAAGAGCTTCAACGAGAAGTACGTCGACAACGATCCGGGTCCGTACATCGGCACGGTAAAGGTCACTGTTGACCCATTGAAGATGGGCAGACTGGGTGTGAACATACCAGCACTCTCACTGACAACAAACCCCACTGCGAGCCAGATAATATGGTGCCAGTACCTGTCTCCGTTCTACGGTGCAAAGAGTATAAATGCTGTTTCAAAGAAAGACGAAAGCAACTACAAGGAATCCCAACACAGTTATGGAATGTGGGCGGTACCACCAGACGTGGACACTGACGTGTTAGTGATATTCGCCAAGGGAGAACAGTCCAACGCCAGTGCCTTCTGGATAGGTTGTGTGCAGAAACCACTTGTGAACCAACAGGTGCCAGCGAATGGATCCACAACAAAAACTTTACAGTCACAATCAACGGCAAGAGAATTAGCAAGAACCGGACAGAAGAACTATGGGACAGATTTATTGCCAGCGGGTGAAAAGAATCAAAGATTTTACAGTCCCGGAGAAACCTTACCAAATGTGGACCAATGGACCAGTCCGTTGAACGACCTACTGGCGGATCAACTGGAATCACAAGGACTTATACAGGATCCCATAAGGGGGACCACGACCTCGTCAGCACGTAGAGAATCACCAAGCAAGGTGTTTGGAATCAACACACCAGGCAGTATACGTGATGACTCGAGATTGCTGAACATAGGACTAGACAACTCTCCCGTGAGGACTGACAGGAACCCAGGACACAGTTTCGTCATGGACGACGGAGATATAGGCGGTGACAACCAACTTACTAGAATAAGGACAGCGAGCGGTCATCAGATATTGATGCATGACACAGAAGGTACGGTGTACATAGCCAATGGTTCGGGCAATTCATGGATAGAGATGGACAAGGCAGGTAGAATAAGCATGTATTCCAATAGGGGAATCAGTATGCGTACCGAAGGAGATTTCAATTTACATTCTGATAAGAATATCAACTTCCATGCAAAAGAAAAAATTAGATTCAACGCAGAGAAGGATGTGGCCATCAGTGCAGAAAAATATGTGTACGTGATGGGAGAATCAGGAATACTGAACGCATCGCAGGAAGGCAGTGTGAGGCATTATGCCAGAGATGGCATATCGTCATACACTGACGGAACACAGTTACACGGTGCCGGAGGCAGGATTGACCTCGCAGGTTCACAAGTACACTTCAACAGTGTGAGTGCAAGGAAATCATGGGGACCTTCGTGGCTGAAACCCAACAGTAATAAAGTTGGTATAGTCACAGTTGAGAACGAGGACATCGTGGCAGTACAGCCATTTAATAATGGCACTAAAAACACAAGGAAAACAAAAACCACAGTGGTGGATTACAAAACCAATAAAAGTAAAGATGTATTTCCAACCCATGAGCCATACACCAGACCGGTGGGTGGTAGGGACAAGGACGACATAGCGTAAATATAGCATATGGCATACGGAGATTCAGGATCAGGAGACCTATCAAACAAAACGGTGACCTTCAAGGGTTTCAGTTCACGTGCGGACCGTCAGAACTTCAAACTGTATGACTTCGAGGTGGCCAAGCAGGACCTGATCAACAGGTTATCGGTGCGCAAGGGAGAGAGGGTCGAGAACCCAGAGTTCGGCACCATCATATATGACGCCATATTTGAGCCATTCACAGAGCAACTCAAAGACGCCATTGTAGAGGACATCACTGCCAATTTGAACGCAGATCCACGTATCAGCACGGAAGAGATCTTGGTCACGGAAGCGGACAAGGGCATAGCCATACAGGCCACTATAACCTATGTTCCACTGAACATTACAGAGAAACTGCGATTCAACTTCGACGAGAACTCACTACTGCGTCTATCTTAATATACGCACATTTCCTAACACATAAATACCGTTGTAATTACAATGGCCACAACAGATAGACAGAACAGATTATTAGTAGCGGAAGATTGGAGGAAGATCTACCAGGCTTTCCAACAGGCCGACTTCAAATCTTACGACTTCGAGACCCTGAGAAGGACCATGGTAGCGTATCTGAAGGAGAACTACCCGGATGATTTCAACGATTTCGTTGAGAGTTCTGAGTACGTGGCACTGATAGATCTCATAGCCTACATCGCACAGGCATTAAGTTTCAGGGTTGACCTGAACGCCAGGGAGAACTTCCTGGAGACAGCGGAGAGAAGGAACAGTGTCCTAAGATTGGCGAGGTTGATCAACTACAACGCCAAGAGGAATCAACCAGCGACAGGAATGTTAAAGATAGATTCTATATCCACAACACAGGACGTGCAGGACAGTTCGGGAACGAACCTGGCAAATTCAAACATCATATGGAATGACTCGGCTAACTCAAACTACAGGGAGCAGTTCACTGCGATACTGAACGCGGCAAACCAGACTGGACAACTGTTTGGCAATCCAAGGGAGTCAGGCACCATAGGTGGCATCACCACAGAGGTATACACTTTAAGTTCCAATCAGTTGGATCTACCAATATTCAAGTTCCAGAAGTCAGTGGGAGGCGTGTCCAGATCATTCGAGATAGTGCCCAGCACCATAACAGATTCAGACAGCATATACGAATCTTCACCAGTGCCAGGAACAGGACTGACATACACATACAGGACAGATGGTTCTGGGGACAGTTCCAACAACACAGGATTCTTCTTCCTGTTCAAACAGGGAACGATGCAGAACCAAGAGTTCACTGTGGACACAGCGATCACGAACTATGTGAAAAGTTTTGAAACGTCCAATATAAACAATTCTGATGTGTGGCTTTACAAGTTGGACCAGTTTGGACAGTTGGCAGAGTCATGGACCAAGGTGCCATCACTGTCAGGAAACAATGCGATTTACAATTCTCTGTCAAAGGCAGAGAGGAACACATACAATGTGGTAACCAAAAACAACGATGCGATAGATCTTGTGTTTGGAGATGGCAACTTCTCGAACATACCTCTGGGCAACTTCAGGACCTACTACAGGGTCAGCGACAACGCCAAGTATGCGATACAGTCGTCGGACATGCAGAACATACAGTTGACCGTGCCATACACGGACGCCAACGGTGCACAGCAGAGTTTGACCATGAGTGTGAGCCTCAAGGCCAGTGTCTACAATTCAGCGGCCACGGAATCCAATGATTCAATCAAGGAGAAAGCGTCTCAGGTTTATTATTCACAGAACAGGATGATCACAGCAGAGGACTACCAAGTGGTACCTTTGAGTGCGTCACAGGAAATCGTCAAAGTTAGATCTGTCAACAGATCAGCATCAGGCATATCGAGGGCCAAAGAGATACTGGATCCAACGGGTGCATACTCAAATGTAAGTGTGTTCGCAGAAGACGGAATATTATACAGGGAGGAAAGTGTACAGCAGTTCACGTTCACTTTCAACAACAGGAGTGACATACAGTCAACTATAGATTCATCCGTTGAAGCGAAACTTAAGGAAGCGTATGCCAGACAGTTTTACTACCTGAAGTACGGCACGAAGGATGCCAGCACACTCTCGGCAACATGGAATTCAACAACAACTTCCACCAACACCAACACGGGTTATTTTACATCTGGTGGTGCGTTGGTGATAGGAGATTCTGCAACTTCAAACATGAAATTCGCGAAGCCGGGTGCTTTAATCAAATTCACATCGCCAGACACAAGGAAGTTCCTGAACGGTACATTGGTCACATCATCCACGGACAACGCGGAAGACAGGGCATGGGCCAAGATCGGAGATGTTGTGTTAGATGGAGCCAACGGTGGATTAGGAAATCCAGAGTCAGGGGTTGGTCCTGTGACTCTGTCAGACATTATACCAAACGGATCTGTGGTCAACGCTATAATACCTAATTTCACAACTTCATTTTCATCAACTCTAGAAACAGATTTACAAGACAGGATAGAGGCATACGAAGAGTTCGGGTTGAGATATGATGTTGATTCAGAGACATGGAAAGTTATCACATCAACCAACCTCAGCACAAGCACAGTGTTCGACCTTGCAAGTGCAGGATCCACAGCAGGAACAAATTCTGACGCCAGTTGGTGGTTCAAATTCACCAACGACGGTAACACCTACACAGTGCAGTACAGGAAACTGGACTACATTTTTGAATCAGAGTCTCAGAACAAGTTCCACTATGATGTGGAAGAGAAAATTTATGACTACACCACAGGCAGGAGTGTCAAGGACACAGTGAAAATACTTAAAACAAACAGCATTGTTTCATCAGGCAACAGTGTTGGATATCCCATCACATGGCAGGTGGTTGACGTGGTCACAGAGGCAGACGGTTTCCAGGACAACAGGAAAGTTAAAGTTGGTTTCTTTGATGCAGACGACGACGGTGTGGTTGACAATCCAGAACTTTTTGACATATTCGTAGAACCCACTCTATCGGAATCCACAAAATTCGTGTTCTTCGAGAAGTACACGTCCTATGACAACATTGAGAGATTCAGACCATATGCATCAACCAACTTCGTTGTTGCTGAAAATGAAACAGACATAAATTTAAACACGTCGACTTACACAGATGGGCAACTATTTTACTTCTATGACAGTGCTGAGGACGTAATAAAAAGTTACAGTTCTACAACCAACACTTTGAGCACGACCACGGATTATGTCGCTAGGAGAGGTAGGAGTTCGATAAACTTCCAATACAAACACCATGCAGGTCAGGAGACAAGGATAGATCCCAGTGTTTCAAACATAGTTGACGTTTACTTGCTAGAAAGGACATACGACAACCTGTTCAGGATCTGGTTGCAGGAAGGTGGAAGTAAACCAACTGTGTCCACAGCAGACCAGTTAAGGATCAATTACTCGGGCACACTAAACCCATTGAAATCATTGTCAGATCAGATAATATATCATCCTGTCAAATACAAGATACTTTTTGGCTCGAACGCAGAAGAACAGTTACAGGCAACATTCAAAGTTGTTAAAAATCCAAAGACCAATGTGTCAGACGCAGTGATCAAGACCAGGGTGATCAGTGCCATAAACGAATTCTT